AGGCTGGGTTTGCGATACCCATTCTTTGGACAGCCATTAGACCCCCAAGAACCAGGCAGAGGTCAAGTCAGCAGACGCAGCAGTACCAGTACCGCCACTACCGCCAACTTCTACAAACTCGCCGTCGTAATAAACAAGAAGAGCATCTGTAGTGCTATCAAACCACAATAGACCTTCACGAAGGTTAGTTGTAGGTTCGGTACCAGAGACAGTTACGCCACCACCAGCTTCAGACCAAACAGTTCCGTTCCATACGTAAAGCGCCTTTATTGCTGTATTGAAATAAAGGTCACCTATCCGAATGGTAGGAGTGGTCGGAGCCGCCGCTAAAGCGGGGATATTGACCGGTGATAGATTTAAGCGACTCATTATGCGTGGACTACGACCCTGTACTTGTCAGTAGTTGGAGCCACGGAGAACAGGATAGTGATTGAGTTAGTAGTGGTGTGCTCTACATCTGCCATGACCTCAGCGTAAGGAGAGGCGTTGTCGTAGATGCTTACAATCACATCGCGGGTGTTCAAGTTGTGGGTAACTGTGTAGGAGGTAGCTGAGCCGTCTCCAATGTTAGCTGCGTACTTAGTTACAACTACTGTGCGGTCAATTGCAACAGCGTTAGCCTGTGAAAGGATACCGTCTCCAGCACCAACATCAAAGATGTTGCCGTTGGCAACAAGACCGTTACCAGCTGTATAGGTGCTAGCTCCTGAGAACTGAGCCCAGTCCTGGCTAGCAAAAGATGTTAGATAGTGATTGGACTGTACCCATGAGGTAGAGCCATAAACCGTACCTTCCATGATAAAGACAGAAGCACCAACAAGCTCTTGGTAAGTATCTGCATCAGTTGGACGAGTAAAGGTATAAGTTGTGCCGTTATCGTTGTAAACATAGATACCATTTTCAGTATCTGTTGTCTGACCGGTAAGCAAGATACGGTAGTTATTTTCAGCGGTATCAAGAGCGGAGTGTCCGTCAATTACAACGGTTCCGGTATTTCCTGTTAGAGGAACGTTAGCAAGAGCAATTAAGTGTGCTGCTTGCTTCCAGTTAAGACCAGCAACTGCACTATCAACATATCTCTTGTTAGCTGCGTCTTGTGGGTCTACTGGGTCAGCAAGGTTTGTAATCTTCTGGTTATTAAGATTTACAGATGCTGTGGCAAGAGCAAAGTCATGTAGCTTGTCTTCTAGACGAGCAAGGGTACCGTTAGCGTTTGGCAGATAGATGGTGCGGTCTGCCGTTGGGTCAACAACGCTAAGAGTTGTTTCAAAGTTATCTGTGGTTGAGCCTTCAAATACAATTGAGGCATCTGACAAGTACAGGCCAGATACAGATGGGCTTGTAATTGTCTTGTTGGTAAGAGTGTCAACTGTGTCACGACCAACAAGTGTGGTGGTAAGGTCTGGAAGAGTTACTACTCTGTCATCTGTTGGGTCTCCAGCAGTAAGAGTAAGTTCAAAGGCATTTGCGGTTTGGCCTTCAAATACAAGGTTGACACCAGTGTCAAGAGTTACGGTGCCAGTAAAGGTTGGGTTGTTAGAAGGAGATTTGGTGTCTAACTGAGCCTGGATAGAAGAGGTAACGCCATCTACATAGTTAAGTTCTGTAGTGGTAAGGGTGGCACCATCAAGGATGTTGATTTCTGCGGCATCTGCGGTAACGCCGTTTAGACCGATGGCCTCAAATTCCGTACCATTATAGATACGCATTTCGTTAGCGACGGTGTTGAAGTAAACCTGACCCAGAATTGGGCTTGAAGGGTTTGCCGCCAGATTTTGAATTACTGCATTTTGTAATTCATTTTTCGCCAAATCAATTGACGTTAAAAATTTACGTGCCATCTAACTCTCCTTAAGAAAGATAGGCGTCTCCGCGAAACGCCCCGCTAAACGTTACGGTTAACGTATTTGAGCTCGTATAGGTAATTTCTCCCTCTACGATAGACCCGCCCGAATCTTGGACAGTAACGTTCGGATACCAGCCAAGGTAATGGGTTATATTCCACACAGCCGAGGCAGTCCCTTGTACATGATGATACGCCACTGCGGGCTGATTTATGCCCCCAACTGTTATTTCATTTAAAGTTACCGAAGGTCCTGGTGGTGGAGTAACCGTAACAACAATTGGGCTATTGACTGGAATAGACGTACTCATATTAATCCACCGTTACTTGTTGGGTTACGAACACCTGCCCACGAACATAGGTCTGTTCAAAGGTAGGGTCTACGGAACTGGTTGCTTGCAAATCCCAGAAAGCTCGTGCTGGTAGGTACGCAGTAGCTGCTGGGCTTAATGTTAAACGGATACGTCCGTTAGCGGCGTCAAACTTAGTAATGCTAAACGTTGCATAAATTGCTGGTGAATTTGGATAGGTTCTAATCTGAGCTTTGAAGTCAAGAACGGTGACATCAAATGGGAAATCAAACTCACCAGACCATGAATCGCCTTGGTATAGAGAGATATCGTAAACGCCAGCGTATGAAGGCATAGGCTTGCGTCCCTTGAGGTCGTTTTGAATGTATACACGCTCTGGCTTACGAGAGTCGTCAATTTCTTGTGCCAAGTACATAGGTACAAGTTTATTGGTTTTGCGGCTAACACGACGTAGCGTACCCATTTCAAGACGCCACAATCCGATGTTAAGGGCAGAGCACAAATCTTTATATTGCTGTTGTCTCTGTTGAATCATGTTAGACAACTGATGGAAACGCTCAGAGCGAGGAATTGTTACACCGTCTGGTGCAAAGATATTAATATCAAAAGAAGCATCCGTTGCCAAAGCCCAAAGAGCTTCAATTGTTGCAAGGATAGCTAGAGGGTAATCTTCAACCGCAGGCATAAGGCGCAGGGTCATCTGGCTTCCCTGACCATCTGTGCGTTCGTATGTGTGCTGTTCTACTGCGGTATTAATAAAAAGCTCAAGGTCGCTATCGCTAAAATAACGATATGAAGTTCCAACAACTTTAATAGCTGCGTTGTTGGCTGGGGCGTTGACAAAGTGAATGATGCCCAAGTCTTTTTCAAGGCTGTAGTTGGCAGGGGTTGTCTGAGCCACGTTGTTGATGGTCACTACTAAAGTAGTTGGCTCGACAGGTTTGAACTTTAAGTCAAAGTCTTTATTAGTTCCATCGCCTGTGGCGGTATAGGTAAACTGCTTAGGTAGGTCGCCTAGCTCTAGTCTTACTCTAGAGACTAAGTCTGAAAGAACAGCCACTTACCACTCCTAACATCGCTTACACAATGGTATCGGCTACTACCAAAAAATCTTGATAAACGAAACAGCGGGCTACTTACCCGCTGCTTCGCCAATCTAAGACTTAGATATTTGCTGCTAGATAGCCTTTTTCTTTTAGATGTTCGGCTACAGCACGGGTCACTTCGTACTTCTGACCAACCTTGAATGTGTAGTTATTTCCAGCGCCCAAGGTCATTGAGTCAATGTTCTCTACTACTCGAATTACTACTGTATCTTCTTGCTTACCAAGCTTAGTGACAGGCTCAACAATTACTGTTTGGCGGTCAGGCTTTGTAGCATCGATAACTTCTGTTTCTAATCTTACGGCTGCTTCTGCCGTTGCCATTGACATCTTGGCTGCAGTCTCTACTTGCTGCTCAGCAAACTGATTGGCGAGTTCATCGCGTGAACGTCCTGTGACGTCCGTTGGTGATTTCTTTGACACTTTTGTATCCTCCGGTTTATTAGCTGTGTGTAAATGATAGCGGTGGGGCCTTGCGGCCCCACCCTACCTTATTAAATTGTTTAGTTGGTTTCTGCAATAACAACAGCCTGGTCAGTGATTAGACCAAGACCGAAGATTGAGTACCAAGCAAGAGCATGCTCACGACCGAAGTCAAGGATACCGCCATCGCGGAGCTCGACTGGAAGAGAGATTGCGTGACCGAATGCGTTGTCTCCGATGAAGAGAGCTGCATAGCGGTCTGAGCCACCGTTACCGGTCTTTGTTGCAGGAGTTACATAACCTCCGCCAGGGGTAACTGTTGGGTTAGCGACTGTTGAATCTGCTGTGTAAGAAGTACCAGCACCGCCAGCCACCTTGAGAACCTGAGTGGTCTCAATGAATACGCAATCGTACAAACGTCCGATTTCACCAAGCATGAAGTTACCTGGAGCAGCGTACTTCGTGACTTCAATAAATTCTGGATTGTCACGGAGCTTACGGCTCTGGTGTGGGTGAACGAAGGCAACGTATGTTTCGCCGAGCCTTGGGATGTTCTTGGTTGCGAGTGTCTCTACTGCGTCCTTAACGGTCTTTGGAGACAAGAAGTAGGTGCCGGTCATTGCTGCACGGCTTGCCGCTACTGTTCCATCTGCGTACCAGTTGTTAACAGCTGAGAGTGAGCTGCGGTCTTCACCGTAGATGGTTGAAGTTGCAGCATATAGTGTGTCGCGTGATAGCTGGTCAAGATAGATAGCCATGTTACGACCGAGAAGACGTGAGGCAGAAGCCATTACGTCATCGAATGAAGCGTTGAGCAAAAGCTCTGAAACAGCAAGAGCATAACCATGCTCAGTTACTGTGATTGAGAATTGCTGTGCTGTAAGAGCGTTGGTCTGCATGCGAACACCTTCGACGAGGCTTGAAGCAAAGCCGAGGTTGTTGTAACGCATGAAGTTAATTTGAAGACCTGGTGCAACACCGAGTTCTGTCTTCTTAACTGCGAACTGCTCAAAGCGAAGGATAGGCATTGCCTGGAAAAGGATTTCCTTTGACCAGATTGTCTGAATCGCTTGAGTCAGCTGAGTGTTGGTACCTGAATAGGCTGTAGGGGCCGCAGCGAGATTGCCGGTACCCGTAATACCAGATGCCATTTAGTTAGACTCCTTAGTTTGGATTTGGATTTTTAAGGGTTACCCGAACAGTCCCTTTGTCTTCCCCTGAGCACCTGGGCTCAAGAGACGACTACGATATTTTGCGTATTCGTCCATCGACATTGACGCAATATCTTGCGCCGTGAAGTTACGTTGCTCCGAATTAGTTTCCAATGGTCCGGCCGGAGGCAAAGTTGCCCTTGTCCCCGTCATCTCTCGTCTCGCATTCTGCATTGCAGATTGCGCCGATTCGAGAATTCTAGATGTGCGCTCTTTCAAGCCTTCGATGCTTGCGTCAATTTCTTCCTTAGTGTTTCCACTAATCAAATCAACGAGCTCGGGCATGATGTTGTCGCGCTCTGTATCAAGCTTTTGAGCTCGATAGCTTTGCAGTTCTGCAAAAGTACGTTCACGTTCCAGTAGTGCAAAAGCTGTTTCACGTTCCTGACGTTCGCGCTCCAGCTGCTCCTGCCACTCAGTTTCTTTCTTCTTAAGGAGTTCACGAACTTCTAGTTCGGATTCTTCTTGTTCCTTAAGCTTGGCTGCTTCACGAGCAGAAATTTCTGCTTCTTCTGCGGCCTTACGAGCGGCTGACTCCTCGCGTTCACGCTTCAAGAAATCAACTTCTTCCTTGAGCTTATCAATCTGAGGATAAAGTTTTTCCTTTTCCTGAGACCGAACCTTTGCGAGGTCGTCTTCTGTATAAAATTTTTGTTTAGTTGTAGCAGTTGATGAGTCAACGTCAGCAACCACTGGTGTTGTTCCTGCTTCAGCTGCGAAAGCTTCAGCGTTTACTTCTGCAGTTTCCATGCGTATATCCTTTATTCCTCTGGGTCGTTTTCCGAAGTGAGAGCACGTATGACCAACCGATATGTTTAGTAAACAATTTTGGCCTTACAACGTTGAGTTGTCAGCCTAAACTGTTTATTTTTCGTATTCTTCCGGCACTCTCCTTTGTGGGATTTTTGTACCGTAAGCTTCAACTACAAGGCGCTGTCTCAAGCCAG